GTTTGAAAGCAGTTTCCTGCATTAGTCCATCACCGTAAAACACCACTTCAGCGTCTTGCGTTTCTATAAATTTCTCCATTTCAATCGCAGATTGAAGCATCTGGTGCGTTGTCTGGAATGTTCTCAAACCAACTCTGACCATGATTTTAGTCTGATCTTTGCCAGTGTGAGCACCTGCGTGGCGGTTTTTTACAAACGAACAATCCATGCCATGAATGTCAAATCTGCGAAACCCTAAAGCCGCTGAAACATTCATTGCCCGCATTCCTACGCTCGAACCGCCACCTATCAGGCTTTCCATCCCCTCGGGGTGGTGCTGGGCAACCCATGCCACCGTCTCGAAATCATCTCCATTTACCAAATGCCATACCTTAACATTTTTCCCTTTGAGGGTCTCCCAAAAGTCTGGGTGGCAAACTGATGCCATCAGGTACTTTGTGTTTTTCTGAGGTTTTTTCAGCATCTGCGCTTTGTGCGCTCTGGGGTCACAGTCCACATGGAAATCAGGAATAACGCCCCTTTCCACCAGATAGTCATGCGCCCCTGAGACCGTCATTATTGGGTGCTTAAGCTGCCGCCATGTGTCCTCAAGGCTTGGGCCGTAACACGCAATGGTCATGCGCCGGTCGTTGAATTTGCCCTTTTTCTTGAGCAGGGGCAAGTGCATTGACTTTGCCATTTGCTCATGGCGCTCGGCGTTAGTTAAGACCCCTTTAAGCATTCCACCCTCATGTCACGAAATGGGAAATGGTAGCGAGGCTCGCAAAATGTGATGTTTTGCATTCCTACCGATTCCAGCATATCTTGCAATGGGCGCTGAAACCAGCCCCAATGGTGGCACATGGCTTCACTCTTGTACTTGGGGTCTCCATACAGCGCATTCAGGGTCATAAAGGGCTGTAACGGCTCTTTTTTAACCACGCAGTTGTGGACATAGGCAAACACCTTGTCCATGCAGGGAAGTTCTAGGATCATCTTGCCGCCGGGCTTTAGCACTCGCTTCCACTCGGTCAGCAGGTCATAGACCTCCCACTCGTAAAAGTGCTCTAAAACGTGGATTGCTGCCACCGCATCGGCTGAATCGGTCGCCAACTCAAGTTTTCTTAGGTCACATTGGATGTCTGCAATATCTGAATGCAGGTCTACGTTTATCCAACCGTCCCATTTCTTTTTTCCGCATCCAAGGTTGTAGGCCGTCTCGTAGCTATCTTCCACTTGTCGATCAGTGTTTGAGGCGAGAATTCTTCCTTCACGAACTTCTGTGCCTTGGAAATAAGTTTTTCCATGTCCTGTGTTTTCGTCCATTCGATGCCCTCTTTGATGTTGCCGATGTAGATCGGGAAACCCTCCAAGGCTGGATGCGGCTCTGCAACCACAAAACACCCCTGCCGAATTGCCTCAATTGCCCTGTTTGCGCTCTTGTAAGGAGCTGTGGCAGGGATCACCACTATATCGGCTCGGGCAAATTCCCTCAGCATGGTCTCATGCGACCAAGGGATTGCCCCATCAAAGTTTGATACCACCGCAAAAGGATAACCCTTGAGGTCTGGCAGTATGCGTTGCAGGCTTTCACGGTTGACATGATGCCCATACCAAAGCAAATTAACCCCATTGCAGTGCGGTGGCATCTCGGGGTATTCATAAGGGTCAGGGATTACCGTGGCATTCCGTCCCAGCTCTTTAATTCTTTTAGCCATCTCAGTAGTTGAGCAGGTCACCGCATCCGCAAGACGCAATGCCTCTTGGTAGTGCATCCAGTCAAAATGGTCATCACAAAAGTCCACCACCACCCATGCGCCTCGGGCTTTGGCTCTTGCCATCACCATCAGCTCATTGGCTTGCGGCTTGGCAAACACCAGCGTGTCAGCGGTCAGGTCGTTCTGGCTTGCCCAGTCTCCCGCTGGTATCTTGGCTCGGTAGCGCCAGCTTGCAGCGTTCTTGTCGCCCCAATGGATGAATGATGTGCGATTGTTTAGCTCTGTCTTGCCATTGATGATGCCGCCCAGCTCCATCATGTTTTGCTCGCGCTTCTTGATAATGGCTTGGATCAGGCCATGCCCATGTCCATTAAATACCGCATCTGGCAAGTAATCGTAGTAGGTCTGGAAATGCTCGGCTTGCAACGCCATTGCTGTATTGCAGTAAAAGGTTTCGCCTTGCGGGTCAATCTTGACCTCAACCAAACTGTCGCCCTCTTTGATTTTTTCGCCGTTGACCCTAAGCATCTGATCCTCATTACAGGAATCAAAGCCAAACAGCTCAAACTGGCGGTAGCCAAGGACGTAGAACAGCGATATAGCCCTCAAACCCGAGGTTGTACCCCCACCTATCAGCATGGAGTTTTTAGGGCGGTCTTGGCCTTTTTTGACGTATGGATGCCATATCGTGACCTGATACCCATTCAGGTTGTCAAACAGCGCTGGGTGGCACTGGCTGGCAATCATGTAATGTACTTCTTTGCGTGGCTTGTAAAACGCAATACGGTGCTCTTGTGGGTCAATGGCTAAGGCATAGTCGGGTATCACGCCTTGGGCAATAAGCCAATCGTGTGCGCCCTTAATCGCCACAATGGGCGACCCCGCCGCTTTCATCTTTTTAATGACCTCTATTTGACCCCTAACGCTCGGTGCGCTTGCCACCAACAAGATCGGCTCAGTCTTTATAGGCTGGGCTTCCTTGATCTGCGGATAACCTCTGGCGATTGCCGCATCCATATGGGCAAACAGTGTCTCATCATCAGCGACACATTTTCCGGTTATTTTTAAGGGTACAGAACTCATTAAAAAGACACCCCGCTTTATGGGCAGGGTGTCAATCTGGTTTAGCCTGCGCCAACCATGATCAAGCCTGCATTGTTGACCATACAGAATGGTGCTGATGCAGAAGTAGCCGATGTGTTAGCCACGATACCTTGGATGAAACCAGCAGACACGGTTGTGTCATCCAGTGAACCAGCGGTAGAAGTGGTGTACAAAGGCACTTTAGGGTTGCATCCAACCAACAAATTAACCTGCAACATACCGTTCAAGCCAACCCAGCCGTAATAGCTAGAGGCAATCGCGGTTTGTGCAAAGCCAACCATGTTCCAGCCCAAAGCCGCAGCGTTTGTGGTGGTCACAGGCACAGCTCGCATCACAGGAGTAGAACTCGCTGAGTTTGCAAATGTGGACATGATCACCGCATCAAATGCGTTGATAGTGGATTCGGCGCGGACAAACATATACACGCCGTTGTTGGAGGTGTTCACTCGTGTACCGGGGGTAACGGGGAACAAAGTGGTTGAACCAGCAGAAGTTGACGCATAAGTAGCGGTCAAATCAATACCAATTTTTCCATCGGTGACGTAATCAGCCATGATTTTGCTCCTTATTCAGTCATCACGCCTTGGAACTGGAGTCCCGAGGCAGTCATATTGCCAGCCCAGCCGATCAAGCGCACGATTGCGTCCTGATTGGTAGACATACGCTCATCACCGATAGGAACGAAATTCCGATTGGCGTGAGGACGGAAGAAAATGTATTTCGTGTTAAGGAAGTAACCAGTGGATGTCGGAATATTACCGCCGATACCACCGTCAAGAACAACGTCAGCGTTCATGTACTTAGAAGCAACAAAGCCTAATTCAGCCATCTTGCTTGAGCCGGGGAAACGCTGGATGTTTTGCAGGGAAGACATGAAGAAGCCCCACAAGTTGTTGTCCAACAAGATCAAATCGACAACATCAGAGCCGCGACTTGTCTTTGCATACAGGCGGTTAAAACCGGTCTGAATGTTGGAGCTGGAAGCAGATGCGCCCAGATCGCCAGAGAAGTCAAAAGTCTGGTTTTGCCAGAATGACCAAGTTGCACGGTCAATGCCGCCAACCACACCAGTGGATGGAGACGCAACCACCATAGCTTGCAAACCAGTGATTTGCTTGCCGTTGTTGGCTGTACCGTCAGAGTAGATACCAGTAGAGATCAAGTTCTCAATAGATGCCTCAGCAACGTCCAAGCGTGCGTCAAACAAATCGATGATCTGTTCTTCGCCGCTGTTTTGGAGCATTTCCAAGCCATTGATGGTGACTGCTACGGCTGCCTGTTTAATCGGGAACTGAGCCGCACTGATCACGTCCGCTGGGGAAATGTTCAATACTTCAGCGCCTGAGTAGTACATGGCTGTTGAGTTTGCTTGGAATGACAACTCTTGCAGAATTGTCGATCCACCTGTGAAAGGCTTGTAACGGCCTTTTTCGCGCAGGCGAGTCAGCAACGCATTGTTTTTGGTCACGTTATCGGCAACGATGCCCGAACGTGATTCAATGGTGGTTGCTAAAACGTCTGAGTAATTACTATTGGCGTATGCCATGATTTACCCCTTTAAAAATTTGCCGACCGTAACGCATTTGCGATAACAGCTCGGCGGTCTGATTGACTGACTGGGCCAGAGACTGATGCACCGGGTGCGCCTCTTACCTGTACAGCCGCTTGTCTTGCTTTCTGTACCTGATTCTGTGCGGCATAGCTTTGTTGCTGTTGAGCAAATAAACTTTGTGCCAATTGTGGATCAAGTCTTACAGCGGTTTCATATGCCACCTGCAATTTCTCGCGTTCTGACATATGACTGATGTCCCCTAGTACCTGCGGCGCTTGGAGAAGCGACAACATACGGTCTTGGACTGCCTCAAAGTGCGTGTTTGCGGGGTCGCTCGCAAACTGCTGGATTACAGAGAGTGCTCTGTTTTCATTCTGTTTCTGTGCTTCGTACTGCGACTGCGTGATGTGTTGCGTCAGTTGCTGTACTTGTTGCGCCAGTTGATTGTAGTGAGAATCTTGCTGTGGTGGTGCTTCGCCGCCAAAATAAGCAGCCACCTGATCCAATGGGATTTGGAACTGCTGAATCATCTGGGCGACCGCTTGCGACTTTTGCTGTGGTGTGCCTGTTCTCAGCAATGCCGCAGTCTGGAGCAATGGGCCAATCGCCTGCGCGGGCGTACTGCCCTCATTCCGCAAAATCCATTCATACGGCGCAAATTGCTCGGTGATTGCCCGAGCCTCAGCGTCTCGTTGCTTATATGAGGTGATGCCCTTTTCGTAGTCAGCATCCCGCTGGGCAAAGGCTTGCTGTAACTCAGGCGGGGCTTTTTCCCAATGTTCTTTCAGTTCAAGGCGCAAAGATTTAGGCATCTCAGCTCTAGGCTTGTCAGCCATCTGAGGCGCTTGATTCTCGGCATTGGGAAACTTAGGGGCAAACTTGCCACCCTCTCGGGGCTGGCTTGCGGCGTGTTTGCCACGGTTTGTCGGTGTCTTGGTCAGTGCCTCACGAATCGTGTCGGCTCTGCTTTGCGGCTCAGTTGGCGTTTGTGGCGCTTCAACCGCTGGGGTTTCGGGTGCTGGTGTTTCTACTGTGTCGGGTGCGACAACTTCGTTTTCCATCACTTCATCCTTTTCATTTGTTCCAAAGTCATTTTAATCATCTCCTTGCGCTCAGGCATGGGACGGTTGTGTAAACGGTTTGCCATCTCTACGTTTAGGTTAGACATCTTAACAGGTGCAATCGGTGCGCCCGGGCGGTCAAACTCTTGCACGGTCGCCAATTGTCCACGCAGCCTGTCTCGGTGCGCTTCCTTTTTCTTGTTCCATTCTTGTTGGGCATACTTAACGTCAGAATGTCCCATCTCGATTGAATCGGTGCGCTTGAGGTGGTCACGCCACTGTTTTCTGCCTTCAATCATTACGCCATCAGGCGACATGAACGGGGCAATATCGCCCATCACTGCGGTGTATTCGCCAGATCGACCCTTAGACTTTTCGTAAGGCTCGCTACCGTCAGATGGAAATACCCAAGTTGTTCTCACATAAGCTCCAAAATCATTGCGACATCTTCTTCATCACGTTTTAGCTTAACACGCACTTCAAGGTCTTTGACCCGTTGCATGAGCAAATCATAATCAATTTGTTTTCTGACCGCAACCTCTATTGTTTGCGCGGGCGCTGTGGTGATTTCTTCTCTGACCTCGGGCGGTAAGCCAAACAGCGCTTCTTGCAGTTTACGTTTACGCTGCGCCTCTAGCTTTCGGTCTTTTGCCCATTGTTCATCACGCTTTTTCTCGTCAAAGCCAAAGTGACCACCAAGCAAAATGTCTTCGACTGGCGGTGGCGCTACACCTGCGCCTATTGTGGCAAATGGCAGCTCCGCAAACGATGCGTAACCAAACACTTACGCCCCCCAAGTGGCAGATGGTGCGGCAGTCACCCATAAATTGGTTGCCGAGCTGTAAACCAATATATCGCCATTATTTGGGTTTTGTGCCGACACATTGTGCAGCTCATCCATCTCATAGCCGTTTTGCACCTTAACAATCAATTTACCGTGAACTGGGTGAGCATGGGCAACAACAGCCACATAAACAAGATGCTGTGGCGCATACGGCTTGGTTACGGTTAAAGCACCTGCTGTGGTCGGGCTTAAATAAAGCTGCGCTCCATCAATATATGCTGATGTGTCAAGGTCATCAACCAACCCAATGATGGTTACATAACCATTAGAGTTGTTGTCCAAGTCACTTGTTATCAATCCCAAAGTCTGCGCTGATGTGGCATCGCTTGTTGCCAATGCTTTAGAAACAGTCGGAAGTTGTCCTGTTGCGCCTGAGATATATACCGCTGTTCCCTTTGTTAAGGTTGCACCTGTTGAATTGCGTACTCGTTCAACAAGTACAGAGGCTGGGGACGTTTGCGACACCGCAAGGTCAACAACCGATCCAGTTGCAGTAACAATGACGCTTCCATCAGAGGATGCAATTGACGTTACGGTGTTTTCAGCAGGCAACGTGACAAATACATCCTTTGTGCCAGCCGCAAGATCAAGTTTTGAGCCTGTGGATGAGGAAATTACGGTTGTTCTGGCTAACGTCCCGCTAGAGTAAGTACCGATTCCCACCTCCCACTGCGTACCGCCTGCAATGGTGTAGTAGGTTGTATTGGCGTTGCCAATGACCGCAAATGACTGAAAGCCCTCAACCGAGCCATCCAGCGTGATCGTCCCAGTCCCTGTGGAAGTGGTGGTCTGTCTTACCCGATCAGCAAGGACAAGGCTCATGCTGTTTCTACGCCTATGACAAGACCGTCAGCACCCCTAATGACTTTCTTGGGTGCGTTGAGCCTTTGCATGGCCTCACCAATGTTTTGCATAGATTCACCATGCAGGTTTGCCATGTTGTCGTGCAAGGCGGTTATTTTGTCCATTGCCTGAACAATCGTGCCGCCCAGCTCGTTGGTTATTTGTGCAGCCGCTGCTTCAACCACTGGTAAATCGACACCGGGATTGCTACCAATCCTTGCCACCATGATCTTAGTCGCTGCATCAAGCTCTGCTTTCCATCGCTCATATTCTTCCCTTCCAGCCATCTCTCTGGCTTTGATTTGAAGCTCATTATTCTGCTTAATTGTTTCAAAATCGGCTTTCATCTGAGCCAATTGCATCTCAGCCTCGACCTTTGCTTGGTGCATCTGCATCTCAAGCTGTGCCTTGCCTTGCTCAATCTGAGCCTGCGCCTGCATCTTCATTTGCTCAGTTTGCGCCTGCGCCTGCATCCGCATCTGCTCTGCTTGCTGTTCAGCTTGCATCTGAAGCATCTCGGGCGGCGGGCCGGGCTGTTGCTGTGTCGCAGCATCTGCCTTGTCTTGCAGGGCTTTCATTGCCCTTTCAACCGCGCTCTCCAATCCCCGACCAGCTCTAAACCGGCGCACCAAGAACAATAGCATCTCAGAGGCCATTGGCAAGGTTTCAGGCGCTTGGGTAATCATGGGGATTGCCTCACGCAAGAACAAACCAATAGCTTGAATGGCCTCTTGTGCGCCTTGCTTTTCTGCCTGCTCATCGATCTGAGCCAAGCTGTCAGCCTCAACCGCAATGTGGAAGTCGCGGATGGTGCTGTTAGACAACATTTCCAATGCCGCTTGCAACATCTGCGGGTCTTGACCGTCTGGTGTATTCATTACGCCAGACATCTGCACAATCAGCTCAGGCGGGTAAAACTTACAGATAACTTGCGCTTTGAGCTTAAAGATGTCAGTGGCAAACCGAGCCACATCGCCTTGGCTGTTCTTTAACCGCAAGCTACCAAAGTTGGCTTTAAGCTGTTGAGCACCAAGGGTTTCTTGGGCCTTGGACGATCCACGCAAGATGTCCGATATGCCCATGATTTCGTAGATCGACTGCTTGACCTGTTCTCTGGCTGCGTACAGCTCCCGCAAGGTCACAATGATCTGCGAGGTGTCCATCATGTCGATTGCGCCCTTTAAGCCGCCCTTTTCCGACATTGCCGCCCATCCAGTGACAGGGAATAGCTTGTTGTCCACGCCCTCGCTGAACATCCGCGCCAGCTCTTTAAATTCAGCATTGAACACGCCAACCGCTTTACAAGCCTTGGTCAGCAAGTAAATGCGCTGCGTTAAGTTGTCCAGCTCTTGTGCCTGATCCTCGTACTCGCAGTAATCAGGTACAGGAATCATCGTGCCGGTGGTGGTGGTTGCCATCAACGGTTTGGGGCATGGGAAGAATTCTTCCAGCTCTAACGGGTCATCACGTTCATCTAGTGCCTGTGGATAACCCTTAGCAATCCAGCAAACCTTAGCCGTGCGCTTGTTCCAAATCTCATAGACCATCGCCTTTTTGTCGTAGGTCATCTTGGCGGTCAATGGATTTTTGCCGTCCATGTCGGTGTTTGAGCTGGTCAGGCTGACGTTGTTGAATACGTCACCAAAGCGCTCGACACCCTCCTCTTTAGTCATGTAGACAGCGCGAGCCACCCACCAGACCTCATCCCATGTGCGGGCAGGTGAATGTAAGAAGTCTGACCAGTAAACGTAATCAATGGGGCTGTGAGCTGCGTCAATGCGCTCTGTCGGGTCTTCAATCGTGTTGTAGACCTGCGCCTCGTCCTGTTCCATCTCGCCCTCAACCTCGGGGCGGTCATTGACAATCACAGGCTCATACCGAATCCATGCTGTACCGCGACCGGGCAGCAATCTATCCTGCACTGCGCCACTCATTGCCGCATCAAAATCACCAAATTGCATGGTCTCGTATTCCATGACACGCTCGAGCATCGTGGAAGCCAATCGACCCACAGGGTCTTGATCCATGTATCTGCGTGAGACTTCGGGCTTGGCTTGTCTACCATACAAGGCGGGAAACAGCACTTGGATGTTTGACCACAGAATGTTGAATTTCATCCTTGGCATCTCTATGGCATCACGCTCATCCCGATACCGCTTGACAACCTTTAAGCCGCGCTTTTCCCACTTATCAAATATTTTGATGGCGGTCTCAATCTGGTCGTGCCAGTACGGGCCTGAGTCTTCCCCCTCGTATGCGCCGTTTTCTGCGTACATATCAGTTACCGCTGGCAAAGAAGAATGTCACATCTAATGTGCCACCCTCGGTTGCGTGTAGGCTTGTTCCAACATTGGCAGGAAATCGGTGAAATCCAATGGCTGGCGTAATCGTGCCAGACATGACCGTACCGCTTGCGCCGCCGTCTCTAAGCACCAAAGTGCCTGAGCTAGTGTTATTGACGTAGAAACCAATCAACTGGCAAGGGCCAGTAGTGACTGCGCCTGTGGCGGTGATGTTCTTATATCCACCGACTTCTGCTACTGGCTGGCTCATATGCGTTCCTCTTTATGTTGCATCTCATAGTCCCACAGCTCATCAAGTGTGATGGTTTGCAGGGTCTTGCCCTTGGGCGGTGTTTGATCTCTTGCCTCTTGTCGATAGGCTACTGCCAACATTCTAAACGCATCTGCGGGGTGTGAGCACCAGTCGTGGCGCGGAGTTTGACGAAAAGTTTTCTTGTCTTCATCGTATTCCCGCTGGTATTGCCTTAACGCTTCTAACCCCTCATCGCATCTAGAATCAAAATAACAAATGGGCAGAATCATCCGCACCGCTTGGATACCGTCTTGGATGCCAATCTCAGGCACTATTGCCAGCTTGCTCATGCCGCCCAGATGCGCAGCCAACTGCTCAACAATTGACTTACCCCCCGAGGCCAAGGTTTTGGCTCTAGCATCATGCGGCAAGAAGTGGCGGGTGTATCGGTAGCCCTTAGCTATAACCGTATTGGCTAATTCCTCAATGCTTGCGCCTGAGACAGCGTAATAGTCCATTACCCTAATCTCACCCCTAACCACTTGATACCACCAGATTGCCGTATCGTCCCGATAGCCTAAGTCCCATGCGGTGTAGACCGGCGCTTCAGGCTCAAACGGTAGCTCACAAATCCTACCCTCATCATCAGCAAGGCGCATTTCCTGACCGTAAAACGCCCCCAACAAGGCTGCATCAAAGCTGCACTCGTATTCTTGGTCGTACTGGTCTTGGCTTAACTGTGACCGAGCCGCCTGCAATTCTGAGTCTGGCAATAGCTTGGACACCGAGGCCGGTAGGCGTAGCAGAAACCAGTCTGGCACTACTTGGCTTACCTTGTAGATGTCGTGGAACTGGTTTTTGCCTTTTGGCGTTCCCCCAAACACAGCCCAGCCGAGGCGATCACTCAAACAAGGCCGAATGATGTTTCCCCAAACGCTTGGCCTGAAGTCACCGTATTCGTCCATGTAAACGCCGTTAAAGCCCATGCCCCGCATTGAGTCAGCGTTGTCAGCGCCAAACAGCATGATCTTTGCGCCGTTCACCAGCTCGACCGCTAAGTCGGCTTCATTGGTGTTTTTGGTGATTGGGGCAGCGTAGTGCTTGAGGTAATCCCATGCCACCCGCTTAGCTTGGCTTCTAAACGGGGCTATGTAGGCATACTGTGCGCCTTTGCCGCTTTCGGTGATTGCTCGTTTGATCAGGTCGTTGATTGCCGCTACGGTCTTTCCAGCTCTGCGGTGGGCAAGTAGGCATGACCATCTCTCAGTCCTCAAATGGAACGGCATGAAAGCCGCCCTTGGGCTGTATGGCAGGATTACTTCACGCCGCCCCATGTCACCACCATTTCTACCGGCCCGTCATCTTTGCCGGTGATCTCAGTCCTTGCCAGCTTAGGTACATGGTATTCAACCACGGATTGGAATAGCTCAAAGGCTTTGGCAGGGTTTGGCTTTATATCGTGGTCAGGAACGCCGTTAGCGACTTGATCAAGCCAGTGCTCTAGGCGGTGTGAGTTGTTGTCAACAAACATGGCTATGGCCTGCCTAGCTTCAACTGTGCGCTTGTTTGGCAGTCCGGCGGGTCGGCCCGGCCCTGCTGTTGTTTTTTCACCTTTTTTAAACGGCATATGTTAAGGTTGCTTTACAATATGGTTTTGGAGGATTTGCAATGAAACTGATTATAGTTAAGAAATCTAACTCTGGCTACACCGTTGAATTTGACCAAGAACTAGCCGATTCGCCAGAAGATGATCAGGATGCTTTTGTTGCTGATGCCATAGCCGCT